AGAGAGTTAACTCATTTTCAAAGCCTTATGATATAATTGTGGCGGAATATGTAGCCAGACCTAATTTTCAGGATGATTTTAACAGACAGTTGTTTATGATGGCTGAGTATTATAATGCTAAGATTGTATTTGAAAATGATAGGGGTAACATTATAGAATATGCCAGAAATAATAAACTTTTATATAGACTTGAAGAAGAGTTAACTGTTTATGACTCAAGCAATAACCCTAGAAGAAAGTTAGGTAGAAGTTATGGTGTATCTATGTCTAATATTGAAGTTAAGAAACAAGCTGTACAATATTTTAGGGATTGGTTATTAGCTCCAAGAGATAGAAATGAAGATGGAACTCAAGAATTGAACTTACATAAGATTTATTCCATACCTTTGTTGGAAGAAATACTAAAGTTTAGTTATGAAGGTAACTTTGATAGACACTCTGCAATGTTAGTGGCTATGTTATATAAGAAAGAGTTAGTTATGAAACCACTTCCTGAAACAAATGAAGGTAATTCAGAAGTAGGGGAGTTTTTTTATCGTTTAAAAACTAAAGTTGGTTTAAAGCAAACTTTATAATAAATTTGTAATTTAAATTAAAATGTCTAAACAAATTCAGTATAATGCAAATATCCCAGTTCAAACCATAAGTTATAAAGAAAAGATAGCTGATGATTTTGAATGGGGTAAAAAGACAATGAGGGCTTATATCGAAAGGTCTTACTTTGCTACTACTCAACGTAAATGGTGGTTAAAGAAGCTTTACGATTATTACAACGGGCATATTGATATAGATGATTATAAGATAATTACTGAGCCTTTTGGAAAACCTATTGAAGGTGATTGGGCAGATGTAGTTAATTATCCAATTATACGTACAAAGATAGATTTACTTCAAGGTGAATTTGCAAAACGTCCTAAACAATATCAAGTATTTGTTACTAATGATGATGTTGTAAATGAACAACTTACTGCTCAAAATCAAAAAATACTTCAAACACTTCAACAATTATTTGTAAATACATTAAATGAAGAAGGTGTTGATTCAGGTATGCCGTCAGAACAAACTCAAACTCCGGAAGAGGTAGCAAAAGAATTTGCATCTTCTTACAGAGATAAACGTGCAATGCTTGGTCAAAATGCTCTTGATTTTATTTATGAGTATAATAAATTAGATGAGAAGTTTTTACTTGAATGGTTTCACTGGTTAGTATCTGGTGAAGTTTATTCTTATAAAGCAATTGAACATAACGAACCGTATTATGAAGTAGTTAATGTTCTGGATATAGATTACGATAAAGATCCTGATAACGAATATATTGAAGACGGAGAATGGGTTGTAAGAAGAAAATACATGAACCCTTCTACTATTGTTGAATTTTTTTATGATGATTTAGGTAAAAATGAACAGGAAATCAAAGACGCTATTAACAAGATTGAAACTCTGGGTGCCAATACTACTGTATTCTCAGCTTCTGCTCCTAACTTGTATGATCGTACTGGTCCTCAAAATGTTTACAACCGTCTTGTCGAAGTTAAACATATTGTTTGGAGGAGTAAAAGAAAAGTAGGTATTTGTACTTTTATAGATGATTTTGGTCAACCTCAACAAATGGAAGTTGATGAGAATTTTAAAGCTGTAAAAGATGCAGGTCAAACTGTTGAATGGTTATGGGTAAATGAAATATGGGAAGGTTATTTGATAGGTACAGATATGTATTTTAGAATACGTCCTATTCCTGTACAAAGAACTTCTTTAGATAACTTAGCTAAATGCAAACTACCTTATAATGGTAGAGTATTTTCTGCTATCAATTCTCGTAATATATCGTTGGTAACTTTAGGTATACCTTACCAAATACTTTATAATGCTACAATGCATCGTCTTAAATTAGCTATGGCTAAGATGAAAGATGATATGGCTGTTGTAGATTATAACTGGAAACCTAAGAATATGTCAATGGATGAGTGGTTGTTAACTGCTGATATGACATCTATTTTGTTTGTTGATTATAACAAAGAAGGTGTAAAACAAAATCATCAGCATCAATCAACTTTAAGATTAGCATCATCTACAATATCTGCTTATATAGAACTGTTACGTTTTATTAAACAAGAATGGGATGAGGTTTGTGGTATTACCCGTCAAAGAGAAGGTAGTATTACAAGTTCTGAAACAGTAGGTGGTGTAGAAAGAGCTGTGGTTCAATCTTCACTTATTACTGAAATATTCTTTAGTAAGTTTGAGCATTTTATGAATAGGGAATATCAAGGATTACTTGATTATTCAAAATTTGCCTGGATTGAAGGAAAGAAAACAAGTTATGTTCAGCCTGATACCGGTAAAATAGTTTATATGGATGTTGATCCTATTGAACATAGTGAAGCTGAATATGGTATATTTGTTGCTAACTCTTCAAGACAATTAGAGAAGTTAAAGAGGCTTGAAGCTCAGATTCAGAATTTAATTCAGAATGGAGTTAAAGGTTCTACTATTGTTGATATAATGGATACAGATAACTTTGCTGAAATGAAGGCTAAGTTTTTGTATGCAGAACAAAAGATGGATGAATATCAACAACAAATGCAACAACAACAAGGTGAACAACAAAAAGAAGTTTTAGCTATGCAAGATCAGTTAGCTGCTGCTCAACATGAAAGAGAACTTGAGAAGATAGACAGAAAAGGTGAATGGGATGTACGTAAAGCTGAAATTACAGCTTATGCTATAGACGAAGGATCAAATGTTGATGCTATACATAAAGCTGCTAAGTTAGATCTTGAACAACAGCAGATAAATATAAGACAAGAAGAGTTGAATCTAAGAGAAAGAGACTCTCAAAGAAAGGCTGATGTTCAAAGAGAAAAGACTGCAAGCAATGAAAAAATAGCTAAAACAAAGACAGTTTCAAAAGAGAAAAAATAAACCTTAGTGTAATATATAAATAGCTCAGAAAAAAATACTGAGTTATTTATATTAAAACATTGATAAATATTAATTTTACAACGATTATGAGTAAAGAAAATGAAGAGTTGGACTTTGATGTTACTAACATTGAAGACCCAATTGAAGTAGGAGCTGGTTTGGAATCAGAGCCTACAAAAACAGAAGAAAAACCAAATGAGGTAAAGGACGAAAAACCTGAACCTAAAAAAAGAGGTCCTAAACCTAAAAATGGAAAACCTGAAGGAACTGAAACTAAGTCAAACACAGAAGAAACTACTAGACGAGTTTCTGAGGACGAAGAATCAGAATCGGACGAAGAAGAATCAGAAGACGAATCAAACGAAAAAGAAGAAACCCAAGAAGAAAGTCAAAACTTCATTTTGGAGCTTGCTAACAAAATGGGTGTTGAAATTCCTGAAGGAGTTGAATTTGAAGATTCGGAAGATGGGTTAATGGAGTTTAATGATTACGTATCCGAACTAAAAGCTGATGAAAAGCTGAATGGTTGGTTAGGTAGTCTTCCTCCTGTAGCTACAGATTTTTTTGATTATCTGCAAATGTTAGGTGACAGTGCAGATGAAGAAAAAATAAAAGAGTTCTTTACAACTGTAAAACCAGAGATTGATTACAAATCTATTGATTTAACCGATGTTGTTGCACAAAAAGCTGTGATGAGAACATTGTATAAGTCACTTGATTATTCTGATGAAGAAATCAAAGATGCAATCGAAGATCTGGAAATAGCTAATACTTTGGAAAAACAAGCAAAGTTAGCAGCTGGTAAACTTGCAGTTCGTCAAGAAAAGGAAAGAGATGTAATGCTTCAAAAAGAAAGGCAACAAGCCCAAATGAGAAAAGAAGCAATACAACAGTTCTTTGGAGGTGTAAAACAAGTTATTGAATCCGGAAAAGTAAATAATTTTACAATTCCTGTTCAAGAACGTAGAGCAATATTTGAATACGATGCAAAAGGTCAATTTATGGAAGATTTAAATGCCGTATTAAAAGACCCAGCAAAACGTGTTGAATTAGCTATTGCTCTAAAAAATAAATTCAATCTTGATAAATACGTCAAGACTGCTGCTGCAACTCAAAGAGCTACATCTTTAAAAGATAAAGTTAAGAGTTCAAACAAGTTGAAAGGTGGTAACACTTATGACAGAGTAGTAAATGACGATATTGATTGGGATGATGTTGGTAAATAAAAATTCTAAAAACAAATAATAAAACATGGCAAGAATTATCACAAGTCAAACATGGAATGAACAAATGGTATCTAACGATGCTTCGTTAGCTAAAGCCCTTTTGCTTCAACCTGAAAAAATCACTCCTGTTCTTACTTACCTGATGGGTAACGAAGATAGCAGGTTTCCTCTTCACTATTTATCAGAAGGTATGCGTTCAACCGTAGAAATCGAAGGTGACGAATACGAATATGATATTGTAGGAAGATTATTTAAAGCTGTTCCTCTAGCAGCTGCAACTACAACTGTTAATGCTGGTATTGGTTTCTCAGAATTTGTTCTGAAATTCCAAGAAGGTATTTTCCCTGAAAAGTACACCATCCTTTCTCCTAAAGGTTACCAATTGGTAATTACTAGTCGTAGACAAGCTGCTGGTTACTGGGAATATACAGTTAAAATTGCTGGTGCTAAATCAACTTCTGAGTTTATCCCTGCAAGTGAATTACAAGCTGGTGCTCTTTATGCATTAGGTTGGTATGCTGCTGCAAGCTTTGGTTCAAGAGGTTCTGAGTCAACAACTACATCTCCTTACAAAGTTCGTGGTGACGTATCTACTATTCGTAAATCTTACAAATGGGAAGGTAACGTAAAATACCGTTCAGCTAAAGGTATCGAATTAGGTACTAAAGGTGGAGGTACTAAACAACTTTGGTGGTCATTTGAAGAATGGCAACACAACTTGTCATTCCGTAGGGAATGTGAAACCAATTTCTGGTATTCAAAATCTAACCGTGACCAATTTGGTCAAATCTCTGAAAGAGATGAGGAAGGTAACATGATTATCCGTGGTTCTGGTTTGTTGGAGCAAATTATCAATAAAGATACTTACTCTGAACTTACTGCTGAGAAATTGAAGCAAACCATTCGTGATACTTTCTTTGGTATGTCAGATGCTGAAAACAAACAAATCACTCTTTTCACTGGAACAGGTGGACGTGATGCATTTGACCAAGCTATGAAAGCTGAATTGCTAGGTGCTGGTTATATCAAACTTAGTGACAGACATTTCGTAACAGGTGGTGGTTACAACTTGAAGTTAGGTGGATACTTTGATACCTATCAACACGTTGATGGTTATACCATTAACATCGTAACTAACCGTCTGTATGATGATGGACCTGCTGCTAAAGGTTTGTTCCATCCAAAAACAGGTCTTCCTTTGGAATCATATCGTATGACTTTCGTTGATACTTCAGTATATGACGGTCAGTCTAATTTAATTATGATTACCAAAAAAGGACGTGCTATGGTTCGTGGTATGGTAAAAGGTATGAATGAAGTAAGTCAAAACTTGTCAGGTAATGATGTAATT